GCCGGGGCCCCGGCTCGCCGCCGAGTTCCGTCAGGCGGTGTTGACCAGCAAGCGGAACGCCGCCGTGTTGATGACGTTGCCGCCGATCCGGCTGTACGCGAACCACGCCCGCTGCCCGTTGGGCAGGTTCGTGGTCGTCGACAGCAGGTGCGGGACCAGCTCGACGCTCATGCCCGTGCGCCGCGCGATGAGGTAGTTGCGGAAGTCGCCGACGACCGCGAGGCCGGTGTTGGCCGACGTGCTCGTGGTGGTGTCCGGCATGTAGGGCGACTCGTAGACCGCCTTGCCGAACAGCACGTCGGCCCACTCGGCCGGCAGCGACTGCGTGACCGCGTGGTAGACATTCGCGGTACCGAGCTGCCGGATCGCGTTGTTGACGTCGATCGACATCAGCCAGGAGGCGTTGCGGCGGAACCGCTGCGGGACCGCCTTCCACACCGAGTAGGGGTCCTTGGCGCCGAAGTTCGCGCCCGAGGTCTGGACGCCCACCCGGTTGCCGGCCGAGGCCGACAGCACCGTCAGGATGCCGTTCGGCTCACCGGTGCCGGACCCGCGGGTGAACTTGTCGACGAGCAGCTCGTCGTAGCCCTCGGCGAGCAGGGTCGACATCTCCGCCGCGAACGCCGGGTAATCCTCCCCGATCTCGATCGAGTAGGGGATCAGGCCCCGGGCCATGTAGACGCTCACGGTCGGCTGGGCCAGCGTCGGGGCGTCGTCGGAAGCTTCGACGCCCTCGGCGTCGAACGACCAGGTCACCCCGGCCGACGACACGCCCTTCCAGGCGTTCGTGTTGACGTCGACCTGCTTGGCGATCTGCAGGAACGGGTTGCCGGACCCCTGCGCGGTCATGATGATCGACGGGTCGATGAACACCGGCACGCCGTAGCCGCCCGACGCGTTCGACGAGGACGCCGCCCGGTACTCGGCGTAGGCGCGCATCGCGTTGCGCTCGTCGTCGTCGAGGAGCATGGCGCCGTCGACCTGGGTGACCATCTTCATCCAGGCGTTGCGGTAGTGGTCGTTCTCGGTGACGATGATGCGCCGCGCCACGTCGGTGTTGCGGCGGATCTGCTGCTCGACGTACTCCTTCTCCTCGGCCCGCAGGTGCGCCGAGGAGCCGCGGTCGTCGAGCACGCGCAGGGCCATGTCGCGGGCCTCGAAGTTCGCCATGCGGGTGACGCCGCCCACGACGCCGTCGAGCCCGGCCCGGATGTTGGCGTAGGCGGCCTTCACGGCGGCGGGGCGCCGGCTGAACACCTCGGTGATGGCTCGGTGTTCCTCGATGCGCTGGATCGCCGCCTGGCGGACGATGATGCCGTAGTCGAAGGCCTTCTGCTCGGCCGGGGTGAGGTCGCGGATCTCGCCCTGGTCGGTCTGGTGCAGGGAGCGCAGGTGGGCGTCGAGGACCTCGACGAGCTGGTGGAGCTGCTCGGGGGTCTGGCCGCGGACCTCGTCGGGGATGCCACCGACGATGTCGGCCGGGTCCTTGTCCCGGAGCTGCTCAATGATGTCTACAGTGGACACGACGTTCTTTCCTTTACGGGAGGACGATGGGTTGGCGCAGGAGGCGCAGTGCTCGTTCCCGCGCTTCGGTGCTGGGGTTGGTCGGCGCGCTGCCCTCCCTGGGCGTGGCGTCGTAGTCACCGCCGCCGGCACTCCACGTGCGCGGCCGCCCGGTGAAATCTGTGGTGCTCAGGTCGGCGACGATGTCGGCGACAAGGGCCGCCCGGATCGCGGGGTCCAACTCGTCGGAGCGGACACCAACGGACGTCGCGGCGTAGGCGGGGAAGGCCACAGGGCCGGCCTCGAGGACGTCGGCGTCGAGGATGTCCCGCTTGTCGATCTGGCCGGAGCGCTTGGTCCAGCGGTCGCCGCCGTTGGATGCGGCCGCGAACCGGAACGACATGCCGCGGATGGCCCCGGCGGCGATGGCCTGCCGCACGGGTTCGACGACGGGGTTGTCGAGGAGCCGGCCGCGGACCCGGTAGCCCTTGCCGTCGCGTTCGAACGTGTCGTAGACGCCGATGGGGACTGTTCCGACGCGCGGGTCCTTGCCGTGGTCCCACTGCATGATCGGAAAGCCGCGTGTGCGCAGCGAGCGGTCGAACGCGCCCGGCTTGATCTCCTCGTCGAAGTCGCCGCTTCGGTCAGCGATGCGTGCCGAGGCGTTGAACACGGCCACATAGCCCTCGAGGGTGCGGCCGTCGCCGGATGGCTGGACGTCGAAGTCGAACGACCGCACGCAGGTGCCGATGTCGCGGGTTTCGGTGACGACGAGGAGGTCGCCGCGGTGGCCGGCCGCCGAGGGCGGTGGGGTTTCGAAGTCGATGCCGTAGCGCTTGCCAGCGGCCATGATCCGCGCCTTGATCTTCTTCAGCTGGTCCGGCGTATAGGGCGCGGCGTTCTCAGCCTTGTTGATGTACGACCAGGCGGCGCGGCAGTGCCGCTCGCTGTCGAGCGGGTAGCGGGCCTTACCGTCCTTCTGGTAGCCGGGGTCGGCGTAGTGCGCCTGAGCCACGGGCCCGTACGGCTTGCTGGCGTCGGCGCGGGTATCGGAGGCATGCAGCATCGCCCACGCACCACCTTTCGATACGTGGAGGATGTGTCCCTAGTGGACTGTCAGCCCGCCCCGACGCGGTGGCCTCGGGGCGGGTGTCCGTGGGCGACGCGGTTCTTGTCGCTGCCGGCGGCGTAACCGAACACCTCGATGAACCAGCGGGAGGCGAACACCTTGGCCTTCTCTGGGCCGACGTGTTCGGTCAGGAGCGCGACGAGGGTGGTCCACGGCTTTGGGGAGTGGACCCACTTCTCGCGGCCAACGCCACGAGTCCAGTAGTGGTGCAGCTCGTCGTGGCCTGGCGTGATGTCGTGGCCGGCGGACCTGGTGATGCCGAGAAGGGCGAGTGCCCGCACTCGGGCTTCTGCATGCACGAACTCACCACCCCCCTCCTCCGAACATGCAGAAGGCCCGCTGAAAGCGGGCCTTTCGCGAGAGAGTGGCGGGGCGTCAGCGCGCCCGCATGGTTGGGTTCTTACCGCTCGTCGGGCTGCGGTGGCGGCTTCGCGGCGGCGTAGGCGTCACGCGCTGGCCCCATCTCGAGCTCCTCCCAGCGGGCCGGCGCGGATGGGTCGGTGACGACGAACGATTGACCTTCGGCGCGCAGCTCGTCGGCGAGTTCCTCGTCAAACGCCCAGCGGTCCGCCAAGGTTCCCATCACAGCACCTCCACGTCCAGACGGCGGACGCCGCTCTGGACGCCGTAGTCCTTGACCACACGGTAGCGCAGTCCGCGGTTCAGCAAGACCTCGGCCTCGCTGTACTTGGCGTTGTCGTCGAGCGCGATGACCGCTGTGCCTTTCGGGACGAGGATCTTCATGACGGTCGACTGCCTGGTGGAGTCGTTGCCCCCCCCGCCGGCCCCCCATGCTTCGGATGCGAACGACTCGGCTTGTTTCTGGAGTACGGAGGAGGACCAGAACGCTGGAACGGTGAACTCCTTGCCTTCCATGCCGCCGACCAGGGACCATTCGCCGGGTGGGAACAGGCGGCCCGGCCCGCGTGAGCCCTGGTAGACGATGATGTCCTGCGTCAGGCCGGAGTGGCTGAACGCGATGTCGAGGTCGCGGACGTGTTCGGCGGCGGTCTTGCCGTTGTATGCCTCGGTGGCCGGACCCCGGCCGTACAGGTACTTGTTGATCGACTTGTACCCGTTGCTCTTGTAGGCGTGCAGTGATTCCCGAGCCGCCTTCGCGTCCAGTGCTGTCAGTCCGAAGCTCTTCAGGACGTCCATGGCGGAGCTCATCTCGACTGGGACGGACTCGAGCGCTTGCTGCTCCTTGAGGGCGCCCGTCCCGAACGGCTGCGTCGACTTCTTCTTCGCCTCGACCTTGGCTCGGGACATGATGTCCTTGCGCCGCTCGATGAGCGTCTCGGCGAGACTCGCATCGAGGCCGCGCGCCTTGACCATTGCGCGGATCTTGGCGGGGGTGATGGCCTTGACTCGGTCGGCCGAGGCGACCATGTCGTGGGAGCTGATCGAGTCATGTAGAGCCGACGCCTTGTGCGTGGACTCCTTGTCAGTGAACGTGTCCCACTCGACAACCACTGGCCCGAACTTGCCGCCCTTCGGCTCGCCCTGCGCCCGGTACAGCAGCGAGCCCCCGGAGTCGATCCGAACCGGTTGGCCACCCAGGCTGACGATGTTGTCGAAGTTCGCGCCGGCTACATCCCAGTTGGCTAGCCACGCGTCGACCGCGAACCCTTCGTGGGCGCGGCGAACGTAGCGGTGGTCGGCTGCGTTGCCCTTCTTGTCTCCGTTGATGCGGGCCTTGAGGTCGGACTCGGCGGTCTCCAGAAGCCGCGTCGCGGTGTGGGCGCTGCCAGATAGGCCTGGGGTTCCTGCTCCAACGACGACCTCGGGCGCGTCGATGCCGGCAGCCCGGTACAGGTCGACAGCGAGCGCCTCGTTGCTGGCGTGGTCGGCGCTCTTCTGCGCCTTGACATACCAGCGCGAACCGTCCGGGGCTTCGAAGACGCCGCCCTCGTTCGATCCAGCCTGCAGCCCGACGCGGCGTAGTTGCGAGAAGTCGCCGGCGTAGATGGCCTTCTCGGCGGCCGTAGGCTTGGCTGGCCGGCCACGCAGCTTAGCCAGATCGGCATCGACCCTGCCGCGTAGCGCCGCCATCTTCGCTTTCGCTTCGGCCTGGCTCTGCGCTACCGCCGCCGCAGCGGCGGCTTCCTTCTGACCCTTGGCGATGAGTGCATGGACATGGCCGAATCGGTCGACCAGCGCCTTGACGGCCTTGCCCTGGCTCTTGTGTATGCCCCAGCCGGTGGACGACCCGTTCGGGTCGTAGGCGAACCATGCTCCGCTGTTGTGTTCAACGGTGCCGAGAGGAATGTCGTCGACGTAGTAGGCGTAGGCATCTTTGGCCAGTTGCCCCTTGGGGGGTACCTTGACTCGACGCAGGGTCGGCGTTGCCGAGCCGGTCCAGTCCGTCGGTGGCCACGCGGCCATGGCCGCAGTGACAATGCTCAGTGGGGCCTTGGTCGCGCTGGCGGGCACCTGAACCGGGTCGTAGATCGATGACGGTTTGCTACTGCCGGTTGAGGCGGCGGCCGTCAGCGCGGCGAGCGCCGCGTCCTTTGTCGGGAAGACTCCAACGTAGGTTCCATCGGCCGCGGTGGCCTGGTGCTCCTGGCCGATGTATGACCCCTCAACGCTGCCGATCTTCACGCCATTGAGGTAGACGTTGTCGACCTTGCTGTGGCTGCCAAACTGGTCAGGCACGTTCGAGAGGGTCAAGCCGCCCCCGGGGCCGCCAGGTGCGGCGGATGTGCCCGTCGTCGTGGGCGGCATTCCGGCAGGCGCAGACCCGGTCTTGGCCGGCTGGTACCACGTCAGGTTCTCGAAGCGGCCGCCACTATGCCCGTAAAGAAGATCACCCGCCGTCGGGGCGCCGGTGAAGTAGCCTTCATCCCAGGAACCGTCCGGCTGCTGCTCCTGCATGTCGAACGAGTAGTCGCCCGCGCCGGGGTGGTCTTCGTCGTCGTGGGCGACGATCCTCAGGAGCCTGCCGTTGGTCGGGTTGGTGCTGTAGGCCAGGGGGACACCGAACAGGCCGTCGCCGGCCATGTCATCCATATCGGCGAGCGACACCGTCTCGGGCACACGCGTCGCCGCCGCTGCGGTAGCGGTGCTGCCGCCCAGCGAGGGTGGATGGTAAGAGCCGTCAGGATTGGCGAGATACCAGACGTCGCCACCGTTGACGAGGTTCTGAGGAGTGACGGCGTCGAGTTCCGTGAAGAACTTGCCGCTACCTGGGGTGGTCTCCTTCTCGATCGACCATGTCGTGTCCGCGTTGCGCACGAGGCGCTGCTTCGAGCCATATGAGGTGACCGAGTAGGCCACCGCGCCGACCGTTCCGGCGGCTTCTCCGATGGCGAATACCTCGTGTGGCCCGACCACGTCGCCGGCCTGCTTTGTGGCCGCCGCCGGAGGCGTGGGCACCAGGCCCGTGGCGGCGGCCTCCGCGAACACCCATAGCTGGTGCTCATCGACCAGCGCCTTGACGGCCTCGTCCTTCGACGCGTAGTCAAACCCGAGAGCCTTTCCGGCGTGCAGGCTCCACGCCAACCAACCACCACCCGCAGCTGGCTCTACCTGGCCGAGATCCCAACCCTCAAATTCGACAGCGGTGATGCCGTGCGCATGGCCCTTGAGGGTGACGCCCGCAATTCCAGCAGTGTTCTGAGTTGCGGGCGGGTTCCCCATCATCGCTGCGGCGGCCTCATCGACGGTCGCGAACGCCGTACCCAGCGCGATACCAGCCTTGTTCTGGAAGACCTTCCATTTGCCGCCCTCGAAAACAATGTCGCCGAGGTCAACGCCGTTCTGCTCCACCACATAGAAGCCCGAACCTGGAGGACTCTGTGTCACGGTCCAAACGCCGTCAGACCGCGGGGCGACATCCGGCACGCCGCCGTGGGCAGCCTTCGCGCCTTCGATGATTGGCAGGATCGACTTGTCCAGCTTCGGCACAAGCTTGCCCTCGGCGCGCATGTCCGCGATCTCGGCCGCCGTGAACCACTTCGCGTCAGACGTCTCCGTGCCATCGACGATGGGGGCGAACGGCGCCGGCGCCATGGCGGCGATCGTGGTGTACTTCCAGCCCGTCGGCTCGTGCGTATAGACGTGCTCGCCGACCGGGGCAAGCGACGCCAAGTAGGACTCGGGGGCCCCGACCTCCTCCACCGTCTCGCGCGCGGCGGCGTTGTACGGCGACTCCTTGCTGTTGAGCGCGCCACCGGGCAGCTGCCATTTGCCCTTGTTGTTGGTCACGCCGGGGCCGCGCTGCACCAGCAGGAAGCGAGGCTCCCCGGTGAAGTTCCCCGGCGCTTGGATCAGGATGCCCGCGGCGCCGTACTTCCCCCACTGGCCGCCCGGCGCATAGCCGTCACCACTGAGTCCCGTGTCGTGGAGCAGCTCGAACTTCGACTCGGACGGCGGGGACAGGGCCGGGCCGGGACCGTCGTCAACGGGCGGGATGCTGGCGCTGTCCTTCTTGCTGGCGTTCTGGTGGTAGAACGCGATGATGAGTGCCTTGAGGGGGACGAGCTTCATGCCCTTCGGGGGGTTGAGCCCGAGGTCCGTTGCCGCCTTCTTCAGCTGTGGCTGACTGAACCCCGCGAGCGGATCGGCTCCGCCAGGCGCACCATGCTCCGAGCCCCCGAGCGCGGTCCAGGAGTCAAGGGCATCGAGAACCTTCGTCTTGAGGTTTTTGAACTCGCCTCCACCGGGCGAGCCCTTAGGGTTGCGGGGATGCAGAGCTGGGTTGAATCCCTTCTTCGCAACCGCCCGCACCTCCACCCCAAGCAGCTGCAGGGATCGGTGGCGTCCGATCAGATCATCGGGAATCGGCGTCTCGTCTCCAGGCGGCTCCTCGCCGCCGTCTTCCTGATCGGGGACGTTCTGGTTGTCCTCGGTGACGTAGGCCATGTCACGCAGCGCCGCGACGAAGTCCGACACCTCGCGCGGCCGCAGGTCGATACCTTCGTGGTCGTTTGGGTCGTTGCTGACGTGGTCGCCCACTGGCCAGCGCAACAGCAGGTCTCCGGAGTCGCCGCGAGCGACAAGAAGGCCGTCCTCGACTTCGCCGACCGTCGAGTCCGTGTCCACGCTAGATTCGATGTGGTCCGCCCACGTCTCCGCTTCGGCCGGACTCGGGGCGGAGTGAATGGTCGCCCTTCCGTCGCCGGCGTCAGACTGGATCGTCAGCATGCCCTCGGATCGCGCTACCACCGAAGCGCCGTCGTCGAACTCGACCCGGTCGAGCTCGTCACCGTAGTCGCGGGCCGCCTCATCGGCCGTGAGGACCTCGGCGACCGGCGCCACAGCGATGGGTATCCAGCCGTGCTTGTAGTGCTGGCCGGGGTGGGGGTGCCCGCGGTCCTCGGCCAGGTTGTCGAGGTCGACGGAGCGATGCCCAGCCGACACGGCGCCCGCCACGGTCTGCGCGGCCGAGGCCACGGCGAGCGCCTTGCGCACCCGGGACACGATGGTCACAATCCGGGCCGCCTCGACCGCGGCGGCCGGCCCCTGCGCACCAGGCACGAACATCAACGCGATCGACGCCAGGTCGATTGGTGAGATCGTCACCGTAACCGGGCGACCCTTGACCGGCGCCGTGATGTGCGCGCCACGCCAGTCCCACGTCGTCGTGGCGCCTTCAATGGCCGAGCCGATCGCGTCTCGGAGCCTCCTCAACGCGCCGGTATCGATCCACTGCCCCGTATGGGGATTGCGGGGCTGGGACGGGTGGAAGTCCCGGGTTTCGACACCGGCCAGCCGGAGCACCCGGTCGCGGGTGAGCCCGTCCACGCCCGTCACCCCCCGCCGCCGTTGTCGAGCCCAGCCGCTGGGTCCGTCGCCGCCGACGGGTCCGCGGTGCCGGGCGCCTGCAGCTGCACCGACAGCAGGTTCGAATGCTTCAGCAGCGACACATCGCCCGCCGCGACCGCCGCGACCGCCG